CTGGCGGTTTTAACAGAGGACAAATTCGTGGTGCAGTTAAACTTGCGTTTAACCCAACCAAAGCACAAAGGGATATTTTATATCCAGCACGAATTAATCCAGTGGTTACCTTTCCAGGCCAAGGTACAATCTTATTCGGTGATAAGACTGCACTCGCAAAACCAAGTGCATTTGACCGAATTAACGTAAGACGATTGTTTATCTTACTAGAGAAGGCAATTGCAACTGCTGCTAAGTTTCAACTCTTTGAATTCAACGATGAATTCACAAGGGCACAATTTAGAAATCTTGTAGAACCTTTCTTGAGGGATATTCAAGGTAGACGAGGTATTACAGATTTTAGTGTGGTCGCTGACGGAACTAACAATACTGGAGAAGTAATTGACCGAAATGAGTTTGTTGCAGACATCTTCATCAAACCAGCAAGGTCTATCAACTTCATTCAACTTAACTTTATCGCAGTGAGAACTGGGGTCGCATTTTCAGAGATAGGGGGATAATTAAATGGCTACTATAGACGAATTTAAAGCAAACCTTATTGGTGGTGGTGCGAGAGCAAACCAGTTTAGAGTAACTTTCAACACGCCTGGAGCAATTGCAACTGGACTTGATGTACGAAAAACTTCTTTTCTAATCAAAGCTGCACAATTGCCTGGACAAGAGTTGGGTGAGATTGCAATTCCATTTAGAGGACGTAATCTATATATCGCTGGTGACAGAGAATTCGCAACATGGGATACAACTGTAATTAACGACACAGACTTCATGGTGCGAAATGGTATTGAAAGATGGTTAAACGCAATCAATGATACTGTAACAAATACTGGTTTACCAAATGTTGCAGATTATACTGCTGACCTTATTGTAGAACAACTAGATAGAGATGATACAGTTCTTAAATCATATATCTTGAGAAGTTGTTTCCCACAATCAACAGCTGCGATTGACCTAAGTTACGAAACTACAAATGCGATTGAAGAGTTTACAGTAACTTGGAGATACACACACTTTGAAGCATCAGCAGTAAACTTCTAATAAACCTACTAAATAGTAGAAACATATAGGAGTTATTATGGCTGAACTTTTCGGTTTCACCATCACTCGTAAAAAAGAGCAGGGGGCGTCTTTCACGCTCCCTACTCCAGATGATGGTGCAGAAGATATCGCACAAGGGGGTTTCTTTTCTTCAGTATATGATATTGAAGGTAAAGATAAAACCCAATTTGACCTCATTAAACGATATAGACATATTGCACAACAACCAGAGTGTGACAGTGCGATTGAGGATATCGTTAGTGAAGGAATCGCTTCCAATGAATTTGATGCACCAGTATCATTAGTCATGGAAGGATTAGACCAATCCACAAAAGTAAAAAAACGAATACGAGAAGAATTTGATAGAGTTCTTCAACTACTCATGTTCCAAGAAAAAGGACATGATATATTCAGACGTTGGTATGTTGATGGAAGACTTTATTATCACAAAGTTATTGATAAAAAGAATCCACGAAAGGGTATGACAGAACTTAGATATATTGACCCACAAAAAATTAAGAAGGTCAGAGAAAAGATTTCTGGAAGACCAAATCCAATCACTGGTGTTGAAGAAAAACAAAGAGCAGAAGAATACTACATCTACAACGAATACGGAATTACCACTGGTGGTTCTGTAAACAACGGACTTAGAATTACAAAAGATTCTATCGCATATTGTCCATCTGGTGTCATTGACCAGAATAGAGGAACAGTATTATCATACTTGCATAAAGCAATCAAACCAGTTAATCAACTGCGAATGATTGAAGATAGTTTAGTAATATACAGAATATCAAGAGCTCCAGAAAGACGTATTTTTTATATTGATGTTGGTAATCTACCAAAGATAAAAGCAGAACAATACCTAAAAGATGTTATGAATCGTTATCGTAACAAACTGGTATATGACGCAACCACTGGTGAGATTAAAGACGATAGAAATCATATGTCAATGTTAGAAGATTTCTGGTTACCAAGACGAGAAGGTGGACGAGGTACGGAGATTACTACATTGCCTGGAGGTTCTAATCTTGGTGAAGTAGATGACATTACATACTTTCAGAGAAAACTCTATAGGTCTTTGAATGTTCCAATGTCAAGAATGGAAGCTGAACAGAACTTTTCTATTGGTCGGTCTACTGAGATTACCAGAGATGAACTTAAATTTACAAAGTTTGTACAACGACTACGAAAGAAATTTACAGTACTATTCCATGATTTACTTCGCACACAACTTATATTAACTGGAGTGATTGCAGAAGAAGAATGGGATGCAATGAAAGAACATATTGCATATGACTTCCTTCAAGATGGTCATTTTGCAGAATTGCGTGACGCAGAGATTTTGAGAGAACGCATAGATATGTTAGGTACTCTAGAACCATATGTCGGTAATTTCTTTTCAAAGAGATGGGTTCAAAAGAATGTTCTTCGGCAATCAGATGAAGAGATTGAATCTATGAATAAAGAAATAGAAGACGAGGGTGGTGGAGAAGATGATGACATGATGATGTCACATGAACCACAAGGTAATTTAAAAATAGTTGAGGATAAATCATGACAAAAGATATAATTGATAGTATTGCATCTGGGGATAACCTTAGTGCAGAAACACACTTTAAAAATGCAATTTCACAAAGAGTTGGAGATGCATTGGAGAAGAAGAGAGAAGAAGTTGCAAACACTATGGTAACACAACATATACCAGAAGTTGAGGAAGATGAAGACATTCAATCAGATAGTTCTGCCTGAAAAGGACGAACATAAGAATACAAAAGAATATAAAAAGTTGTCACCAGCGATGCGTAAAGCTGTTGACTTCATTTTTAGTATTATGGATGCGAAACCTTCAGATTTCCTAAATAGTTTTGAAAAGACTATCAAAGATGCAGCTAAAAAGTTCAAGGTGCGAGAACCAGAACTTATGAAGTACTTTGAGAGAGAAATGTTAGGAGAATATCAATGGCAGTAAGTGCAGTTACCTTAAAGGATACAGATTTTGAAACAGTTGTAAAGGTAACAACAACTGGAACAAATACAAATCAGAGTATCGTAGATGCGTCTGCACTTGAAGGTGCAGAGTCAAACCCAAGACTTGCGATTGTTGCTTGTCAATGGACTACTGGTAATCAAACAAATATACTATTCGATGCAACGTCAAATGTTGTTGCATTGTCTTTAAATGGAAATGGTGCATATAATGTGGGTTCACAACAAATGCCGTCCATTCTAAATAATGCTGGAACTGGTGTAACTGGTGATATACTATTAACAAATGGTAGTGCATCTGTAGGAACAGTATGGTTGAAACTTAGAAAAGTTTCTGGATACGCAAACTTGGAGTAATAGAATGAAACTGATATCAGAACATTTTAGTGATGAAGTAGAATATATTACCGAACAAGCAGACGATGGTAAGAAAAACTACAAGTTGAAAGGTGTATTTCTCCAAGCAGAAATAAAAAACCGAAATGGTAGAGTATATCCATTTGAAGTATTAGAAAAAGAAGTCGCACGTTATAATAAAGAATTTATTAACGAAAATCGTGCATATGGTGAACTTGGTCACCCAGAGGGGCCGACTGTGAACTTAGATAAAGTATCACATATGGTAACCTCTCTACAACCAGACGGAAAGAACTTCATAGGTGAAGCAAAGGTAATGTCAACACCTATGGGTAATATAGTAAAAAATATTATGGATGATGGTGGTAAACTTGCAGTATCCTCAAGGGGTATGGGTAGTTTGACAAAAAAGAATGGTGCAAACTACGTCAACGATGATTTCTATCTTGCAACTGCTGCTGATATTGTTGCAGACCCATCTGCACCCAACGCTTTCGTAGACGGAATTATGGAAGGGAAAGAGTGGATTTGGAGTAATGGTTTGTTACAAGAACAACAAGTAGCGGAAATGAAAGAAGAGATTGAACGTCAAGTACGTTCTAGAACTGCGAATTACCAAGCGTTGGCTTTCGCAAAATTCCTCAAGAAATTATAATTACTAAATATACTACAAGAGGAATATTAATATATTAATAAGGAGACTCAAATGTCAGAATTAGACAAATCTATTGAAGAACTTGAAAAAGAAGTTCTTGCTGATTTGAGTGAGGCCGAAATGTCGAAAGACTCTTCCGCTGCTGGTAAGGGTGCAGTTGCAGCCGAACCTATGAAAAAGGTTGATGCAGAAGAAGATGAAGTTCAAGATTTAGGTGCTCCAGTGGTAAAAGGTGACGAAAAGAAAGCCGATACTGCTAAATCAGTCAAGAAGGATGGTTCTATCAAAGCAAAAGTTAAAGGTGACGAGAAACCAATGAAACTCCAAGCAGATGCCCATGAAGGGTTTACTGATGAAGAGGTTCGTGCATTGTGTCACTCAAAAGACCACGATTGTGCTGAAGTAATCGAACATCCAATCTGGGGTAAAGGTAAACCATTACATGGTAAACACGCAATCCCAACTGATGACGGATATGTTGAATGGTATGACGTAGAATTCAAACATGGTATTGAAGAGAAAGTTATGGCAGAAGATGTAAAAGTTTTAAAGATGGGTTCTCACCCAGAGGAAAAAATGCCTAAAACAAAAATGGATGCAATAAACATAATGAGTGCAATGATGAAGAAGATGCCTGCTGATGAAGCAAAACATCTTGTTGCAACATATATGGCAAAAGATAGTAAGACTGACGAGGAAATCGAACTTGAAGGTCTATCAAAGGCAAAAGAAGCAATCGAAAAACGACTCGCTTCTATCAATGTTAAGGAAGATGTTGACGCTCTAGTAGAGGGTGAAGAACTTTCAGAGGACTTCAAAAAGAAAGCTGCAACGATATTTGAAGCTGCAGTGAAATCTAAAATTCGACCAGAAGTGGAAAGAATTGAGGGAGAGAAGTCTCAAGAGATTGCAGAAGAAATGGAAACATTCAAAACTGAACTCGCAGAAAAGGTTGACGGATACCTTGACTACGTTGTTGCAGAATGGATGAAAGAAAATGAACTTGCAGTTGAAAGAGGACTAAAAGGTGAAATCGCTGAAGATTTCATTACTGGTCTAAAATCATTGTTTGAAGAACATTATATTGATGTTCCAGACGAAAAGTACGATATCTTAGAGTCACAAGCTCAAAAGATTGAAGAACTTGAATCCAAGTTGAACGAAACAATAAATAAGTTGACTGAGAAAAAACAATCAGAAGACTCATTGGTTCGTGAAGCTGCAATCAAAGAGGTTTCATCTGACCTTGCAGAAACACAAGTCGAAAAGTTTGCAAGTTTGGTTGAAGATGTTGAGTTCACAGACAAAGATGCCTTTGTTGAAAAACTTAATACGCTTAAGGAAAATTATTTCCCTAAGTCCGTTCCTTCCGAAACTACTCTTACAGAGGAAAATGAAGACGGAACACAAGAGATTGACATAAGTGACGCTATGGCTGCGTATACTAGTGCAATTAAAAGGTCTGCTCCATACATGAGGGATGGTCAGCATGAACCTTTTAATAATGTCAAGAA